TTGTTTTCTCAATTTGTATTTTTACGTTTAACGATAGTATTGAAACCTAAAGCGTCTAAGATTGAAAGTACCTTTTTATGATTTTGAGTTGTTTGTAGAATGAAATGAAACCCATTTTCATTTTGTCACCTTTTGTCACCTTTTGTCACCTTTTGTTATATTTGGTTTATCTGAATTGTTTGTTTTATAACCAACTTGTACTGTAACTCGTCTGATAACATGTTTAAATCCATTTTCATTTTGTCACCTTTTGTCACCTTTTGTCACTTTATTTTAAAGATCGTATCAAGATAGCAATACTGTTTATCTCAAGAAATATGAACAAATAGAATTCTATTTGTTCATATGAAATTGAAATATTACAAATATATACATATATATTATTCTATTTGAAAATGAAAGTTAAATTATAAATAAAGTATAGAGTAGTACTATAATTTACAAATGTAAATTATATTGTAATTGTAAAATATAAAAAGTTGAGTTATAAAATGTTCTCACGCGAGGACCTCCAACACACAAAATTTTGTGTGTTGACCCTTCAAAAATTTTAACCAATCTTGTTTGTTTTTGTGAAAATACATTTTTACGTTTAACGATAGCATTGAAACTGTAACCGTCTAAGATTGAAAGTACCTTTTTATGATTTTGAGTTTCGCATCACGATGAAATGAAAATGGGTTTCATTTTGTCACCTTTTGTCACCTTTTGTCACCTTTTGTCAATTGTTGTTATATTTGGTTTATCTGAATTGTTTGTTTTATAACCAACTTGTACTGTAACTCGTCTGATAACATGTTTAAATCCATTTTCATTTTGTCACCTTTTGTCACCTTTTGTCACCTTTTGTCACCTTTTGTCACTTTATTTTAAAGATATTATAATATAATAGCAATACTGTTTATCTCAAGAAATATGAGCGAACGAATCATTTGTGAGTTTTGCGGGGTTGATATACTAAAAAGGACTAGGAATAAGCATTATAAAACAAAAAAATGCACGAAAGCAAGGTTAACCCCAAAACAGGCATGCCCTGGTTGTAATCAAAAATTTTCAAAAGAAGAGTATGAAGGGCATATCAAAACATGTTTTTCTTATAATCAAATACTTGTTCTTAAGAAAGAGAATGATAAACTTCGGAATATCATAAACAAGAAAGATGAGTTCATACAGAACTTGGCAAGCCGACCCAGTACCAGTACAAGTACTACCCATAATAACAATTTTAACATGAATCAATATTTCGAAGGTAACAAGGGTATCGATTTTTTAGACGACGAGTCGTTAATGAACAAACGAGTCGAATATTGCAGATTAATGATGGAGGATACGATTGAAAAACACGGTTTAAATCCAAAGATGATAGCAGAGACGAAACAAGAACAATGTAAATACCTTTTCAAAGATGAGACTACAGGAAAATGGAATGTTATAAACACAGATTCATCAAGAAACACGTTTAGTATCTGCAAGAGGGCGCAAGATGACAGAACACTGTATGTTAAGGACCCGAAAGGGAAAATGTTAAAACTGACGATAGACAAGGTTGATGTTCATAACAGAACAATGATATACAAGTTATCCCTCGACCAAGACGAAGATACGACATTGGATGAGAAATTCGAATGTTATAATATATGTCTAACTATAAACACTGATAAGTTGATGAGTAGAGTACCAGTAAAGAGTATGATATAATATATCTTCATCTGTACAGATGAAGATAACAAGTTTAATATCCAAATGATATGTATGTTCTTGTAGAATTATGATAAAAAGGCCTTGGTGTATACATACTTCTACCCATTCTATTATGATGAAGGCCGTTGCCGTATACGATATTTCTGTGTTTATAAAGATATTTATTTCTTGTTATGCCTGCAGAAGGATGAACATGTTCATCTATATTAGTTAAATACATGTTTGATTCTGAAATTAAATCAACATCGGAAATGGGTGTAACCAATAAAATTCTTCCGTGTATATCATCTACCCTGAAAATCTTATCTTCAGAGATGATAGTCTCACGTGAATTTTTAATATGCAGTTTAATTTTCATATTTCTTCGTATCATACCCTCCTCGACGGGTCTTCTTAGTATAATTTGCCATGTACGTCTTGATTGCCGTTCACCAGGGATGAAATCGTATTCTATACTGTCAACTTCAACAAATTTAGTCATTTCTGTTTTAAGTTTAGAAATATTTCATTAGTTTTATCAGATTTATCAAAAATTTTTATATTTCCTATAGTTTCATCTTGCCCAGCGGTTGCCGGAATATGAATACTGATAAGTAAATGCTTATCAGGGTCAAATTCTTTTAATATATCTTCTTTGTAAGGCCCTAGTGTTGTATTCCAATAAATAGAATCACTTGTTATGTACTGAAAAGCGCAGTTCATATTTTTATCATCATGTCTTTGTTTTTCTATTTTGGATAACATTTTAAACACGGAAATGCCATTTTTTGAATTGTTTGAATGTTTTATACATAAATCAAAAAACTCGTCTATGATACAATCCCAAGCATGGGTTAAACGAGATTCGTCGTCCGTGTTAAACATGTTTTTATATATTTATGGTTACTGTATAATACAGACCTTTGTCTTTAACATTTTCAGGCCTGATAATAGCCGATGATTTAAGATTTTTTATTTGTTGCCCGTATTTAATCTCGATCGGGGTACCGATGTCCTGAAATTTCCCTTCGTTATACTCCTTTTTAAGGATGTTAAGATCTAGTTTGTTATTTTTTAATGTTTTAGGGTTTTTACCAGAATCATGGAGGTAAGATACACTCCCGTGTTCATCTACTACTTTAAAATAAATAGTATCATGTAATTTTCCATCTTTAAAGTAGCATTCAATTTCTGATGCGTTATAATAGTTATTATATAAACATGTAGTTGATACTATAACAAGTACGATAAGTATTATCGGTAACATTTATATTATCACAATGATTTTTTTTAAAAGCAATTTTTAATCTAGTACCATAGATCTATATATATTTATACTATCAGGTGTACCCGGTATTTGCGATCTAACATCGTCTCTTGTTAAAAGCCATCTGATAATCAAAAACAAAATAATGATCGCGATCGTAGATCCAATAGCGTATAAATAAGCACGTGGTTTACCAGGTTTCGGTTTCACATCTGGTTTCGGTTTCACATCTGGTTTCAAGCTATTACAGTCTACAGGTACTGTAAGATTACTATCTTTATCTTTTATTTTACATTTTCCACCGCATTTAGTTTCAAAATCTATATTACCCACTTTTGAATTTATTTCATTTATATTAATATTTTCAAATATACACTCACACGTTGATGCTTCTCCAGGACCGGAACTTCCACTTCCGCATTGCCCGCAGTTAACATCAAAAATAGTATCACCTGCTTCCGTGTTAACCTGATCGATTGTTATATCAGATATTATACAAACATTTTGTTTGCATTGTATAGGCGTATAACCTGTTATAGTCTTGCCATCGTCAGCTATTATTGGTTGAAATTTCGGAACCACATCTGGTAATTTTGATAACGGATCACACGCCGTTGATATATCCCCAGAATGAAACGTGTATTCTTTTGAAGGCATATGAGCACCACAAGCTTGGTATACATTGGACGCAGCTTTTTTCTCTGTATCAGATTTTCCAGGGGATCGCGAATCATCATATGCTTTTTTAACATCAGATCTTGTTTTATTTTCGCATACTTTTTCAAGAGAAGGACTGCACATCCCGTAACCTTTATCTGAACATAGATTTAATAACGTTTGAATATATCGAGCTTGACTCTTGTTAGTTGTTCCTACGTCAATTCCCGAATCATAAATTTTTTCTAAAGATCTATTAAGTATTTTCCCAGGAGTACCCCCAGTTGCATTGGTAATATAATCATAACAATAACCATTTGTTTTACTCCACTCTGCCATCGTTTCTTCGTAATCGCCTATTTTACCCGACAATGCGCATTGATCTGCGATTTGAGTAACTAGCAAATCGCTATCACAACCTTTCATTCGGTTATCTATATCAACAGGAGCTGTGTATTTTTTACCAGTTATGGGATACCTCCAAGAAAACCTGCCATTTTGTTTCATGGTATCTGTAAAACCATAAGTACCCTGTTTCATAGGATTACTGTTAACATCCATTAAACATCTTGCAACTGGGTTTCCATTGTATGCAATTCTTTTTGCCGCGCATCTTCTACCAGGTTCTTGTATTACACAAGAATCTTTCCATCGTTCGCAATTTGGTTTTGATTTAGGTTTTTGCAATCCAAAATAACCTGCCATAGAATAGCCTTGGTTATGAGCACATGCAGTACACCGGTATTTTGACGATTGGAGATTTTCATCGTCGTTGTATTTCGAATCCATACCTTTCTTTATAGACCAAAAAGCATATTCTCCGTTATCAGGGTAAGAAAACCCTTTGCTTTTACAATTATGCTCGGGGTAATCGTCATACCCGACGCACCCTGTATTGCTAGAAACATAAGGCCCCTTAATACCTTTATTTACAATTATATCATCTGTAACAGGGGTCGGTCTACATACACGATACCACATTTACTATCTTACAATTTATTATTTTACCATTTTTAAAATCTCCTACAACATTTAAATGTATCTTTAATTCCATCGTTATCCGTGTCTTTTTTCACCTTTCGGTAACCAGGCGTGCAATGATCAGATTTAGACGAGGTGTAACATCTTTTAGATAGATACGGGTAGTAATACCTCCTCGGGTATCCGTATACCATAAAAGGATTCACTCTTACACCTCCCCACCCTATCATACTGTTATTTACAGAACCCCATGTTGGAAATCCAAAATGGTATGAATAAAACTCTTTATAAACAAATGAAGTTGTAATGATAAAAAGAATAACAACAATTGTTGTTATTGTTATTGTTATAATCATATTATCATGTATCATGTTTTATATTCTAAAAATAAAAACGAAATATTTTTTTTGAATATACGTATAAGCGACAAGTAATAAGCGATTATACTTATAGATTAACGATGTCATTGTTTGAGATTTTTGCTTTTAAAAATAGCAGTCTTATGACTGTGAATCCGAAAAATCTCGAGCGTATAAGTAAATACGGAGAATGTCTAGACAAAGCTTCTTCAGTTCTTATCGAAGCTACAAGATACACCGAAAAATACCCCAATTATAACGTTTTGAAATTACAAGATGTTAAGCCTTGTAATACAAAACACTCTACACCTTCCAGGTCTCTTATAATATACAAATCGCCTAATCAAGGATATGTTCAACATGTTTTTAGTTATAAAACTATAACTGCAATTAAACCCGTGGAGAAATACAATAAATCGCTTTATAAATCCATAGGGAATTACATAATAGACGAGACAGAATTTAATTTATTACCCCGGTTTATCTGGAAACAATTCGGAATGGAAAAGGACGATGAAATCGTACTTGTTAAATTTGTTAAGAAAGATACAATTTTAGAAACGGATATAGATGTTGTATCAAAAGAAGTTCATGTATATTCAATTGAAGACGTTTTGGTATTAATAAAAAAGAAGAAATAAAAATCTAAACGATTTGAAAATGTTTTTACTCGTGTATACACGAGTAAAATGATTAAAATTTTGAAAAATACTTTGCACTATAACTATACTTGGATTTTAAACCTTCAACGTTATATTTTGCAAATTCACCGGGTGAATACCATATCGCGTTTTTACTTTTATCCAATATGTCTAAATATTGTAATGTCATAGCTGTTAATTCAGAACAAAATACGGTATTGCGATCTTTAACAATATCATATATAGTATTTTGTTTATTACCAAAGAACCATGATACCATATTATCGTCAAATTTTAAATTAGAGTATTTATTAATTACTTTAAGAATATCTTTAGTAGTCGGTTTATTTGACAACTTTCTCCACGCCAAATATCTATCACCCTTATAAAGTTTAAGCTTATCTGCTAATTTCATTACCCTTGGACCGTCTTTTGTTTTCTGTCCCAGGTCAGAATCCCAGATGTATAAAATATTTTCACCTGTCTTCTCATGAATTTCTCTGAATAATATACCAACATGAGAATAAATAGAATTTGTACACCATTTACACGTTTTTTCCCCTTTTGTATTACCAGATAAAAATATTAAATCACCGTTACCTGCATTGTTAAAAACGCGTTCTATATCAACCCAATTAAGTATTTTTTTATTATTATCGATGTATTTTATCAGACTAGGAGCGTTTAATTGGCTTACAGAATATAAAACGAGTAATAACAAACTAGTGATAAATATCACGCGTTCGATTTTACTCATTGTTAATTTTTTTTATATTTAGATTTAGAGTTTTTTTATATTTAGATCTAGTAGCAAAAACAACATGATAAATATGGTATCTGAAAAATATAAAAATACAGCGATTATGGTATTCACAATCGTTTTAGCATGCGTTTTAGCATATATGATTTATAATTATATGACTAACGGTTCTAACAACGATCAGCTACCAATTGCTTATCAGCCACAGCCACAGCAGCAACCAGAACCTGTTTTGGAAGAAAACCCCGAAACTCCTCTGTCTACGGGTAAACCGACATTAGTCTTGTTTTACGGAGACTGGTGTGGTTGGTCGAAAAAGATTCTTCCAACATGGGAAAATGTAAAAGAAGTACTATCCCAAACAAACGACGTCGACGTTTTAGACTTTGAAGATAAAAGAGATAAAGAAGAAATCGAAAAAGCTTCTAAACTCCCCGGGTTTAAAGGTTTCCCAGATATTCGTTTTTACCCTAACGGATACGAAGAAAGCGAAACTCATATAGCTTATACAGGGGATAGAAGCGAAGAATCTATACTCGAATTTGTATATACAAATCAAAAATAAGTTTTTTTTTACTTTATTTTTTTTATTTTTAAATTATAAATCATGATCAGTGTTAAAGTTGTTGATAAGAAAAAATTAAGCGAACAGATGTGCAAAGGTAGAAAAGCTCCTCCTTACAAATCCAAGGCTTTTCCCAAAGAAACGAAGAAAGGCATCGACGGAAAGATGTATATTTCTGTTAAGACTAAAACGGGATATACATGGGTAGCAAAGGTTAAACCTGAGAAAGTTATAGTTAAGAAAACTACCGCCAAGCCTAAAACCGTAGCAGCTAAAGCCATGGTATGCAAAAGCAAAGGCAAGGTTTTAGACAAGAAAACTAAAAGATGTCGCGAGTCTAAAGCTAAAAAATAAATTTAAAAATATAAATTGTATCTTCACTTAATATTAAGTGAAGATACGCGTCCAGTAAAACTATTTAGTAAAAAATGGAACTAACAATTTACGCAATTTTAAAGAAGTATTTCCCGGATTGGCGTTTTTTAAATGTCGTTTAGAAGGAAAATCTTTTATTACTTTACGAAGATATTTCTCGTGTGATTGAGCGTACTCTATATACGGGCATGTATCAGATTCAATTAACACGTCTTTGTTAAAACAAAATTTTACCGTATCGCATATTAAATCTCTTTTATACATAGTATTTAAGGTTTCATAAGCAAAACCGCAATATTTATCCTTTACGCGTTCAGGTTTTTTACTATTGTAAATAACCAATTTACATGGAACGTCGTAGCTAATATAATAGGTTTTCCCAGAAGACAGATCAAAAAATCTATTATACTTTGAAATTTCTATTATTCTATCATGGTTATCATATACAGGACAACCACACGAGAACCAATTGAATTTTAACGATTCAATGTTTTTTATCAATGGCGATGTATAAAATTTCCATTTATTTCTATATACCGGAACAGTACATAATATCTTCATTATATAAATAAGCAATATAAAAATAAGATCAAAGATATATATATTATGAAAGAAATTATGTTAATTAATATTATAAATATATCATTAGGGGATATATACAAACCCTTTATAGTCACGGTTATATTAGGTTTCGTGTTATATAGCGGCTATAGTTCTTCGAAACAATGCGAATCTGAAAACGGGTCAAAGTTAAACTTAAAAAGAAAAAGTTCTTATATTTCTAGAAAAGAAGAATTAACTATAATGGACCAGCATAGAGATATAATTGGAGAGTTATATAACGAAGTTGTAAAAAATAACACTACAGAATATACTTACCACCCGCTATATATAAATAATACAAAAAACGCGTTAGATGCGTTTTCTGATAAAGCAATCGGCGTTGAAATAATAGACCCGGGTTATACAGATAAAACTTTGTCAAAAGGCGCGGTAATCACGGATATCATCGATGTAGGAGGGTTGGATGTATATAATAGAAATATAATTGATATAAAGGTTAACTAAGAAAATAATATATGTCATATTTAACACATATTTTAATGTGCGCTACTGCAATCAATTTAACAATGCGCGATATCAAAACTGTAATGCAGAACTTTGTTGTTAATTTTTTCGACTTTTCTATCGAAAAGAAAAGAAAAACAGTTTACCTGGTTAATACGATATACGAATTTGCTAAATTTAAATGTTATATGTTTCTAACGCAAACATTTGAAAGGTATTTTATAAAAGAGTATCCTGACCGTTTAGAAGTATCTTATTTTTTTATAGGTTCACAATATAAATTTATAGTTAGAAAAAAGAAGGGAGGTATCAACTCTAGAAATAAAATATCAAAAATTATCGATGTCTCAACAAATACAAATATTACAACAATGTTAAGCAAAGAACTAGGTCCTTATAAAGATTTTCATAATAATAGTATAACACCAAGGTTGTTAGGTTACCCAGAAGGCCTTGAAATATCTTTTAAAGATAAAACAACTATATCTTATAAAGGAGATGAGTATATATCGTAAATTCTTTTAGCGTTTACCATATCAGAATAAAAATACTTTGCATGGATGCAAAGTATAGAAATATTTTATATACATAATAGTATGCTATAAAAAAATTATCTTACCTTCTATCAAATGAGTAGAAATTATCTGACCTTAAATAACTATGACGGATCTATCACAGGGGTCAAAGAGTTACCAGCGGGGCCTAATGACGTAGTTTCGCCTGGGGGTCTTGCGTCAATCCAACACCATTGGACTCAAGGCATGGGTGGTTTAGGAGACAGAACGTCAGATGTATTTGCTGGTACCGGAGAGAGATACCCGGCGGGTGTTTACGGTAATTTATATCACCCCAACTCGCATGCAAGCGTTCACGAAAGACATTACGGTCCTCATACAATCGATACTCAAGACATAACTTTATCGGGTAAACCTTATCACTGGGAATCCAAACTTTCAAACGCAAAGAATACTGTTGTAGAAAACTACACAGATTTAGACGAATTTGAACTCGTTGAAAATGATCCTCCGATAGCTACAGATAAACCGACCCCTTCGGTTTCTGTACCGATAACACCTATCGATATTCAGGCTCCTAAACAAAATACTATTTCAGCTTATTTGCTTTTATTTTTATTTTTAATCGCGTATATAACGTTTGATTTTTGGTCTGAATCTATTCATTTATTTGTTCATCAACATATTAATAAAGGTGTAAAATCTACATGGAAACAATATTTCTTATTGTCGACGGTTACAACTGTTGTATTTTTATTATTACTGGTTGTAAATGATATACCGTTGAGAGAAATAGAATCATCATCTCTCATGCAACCATTTTAAATTTGATAGAAAAAATTATTTTTACAAACTTGCTTGTAAAAATCATTAAAAATAATATAAAAAAATGAAAGAATAATTACATGTCTGTTTCAGAATATATAATCAATTAGATTGTATTTTTACCGACAACTATGAGCGTGTTTTCAAAAGAAATCGATGATTCCGCTTGGGATGTAAGCGACGATCAAGATATGTGGTTTGCTAGCAGGGAGTTTATAAGACATTATGGGCCTGTTTTATTTCATATAAATAGTTATAATGACATAATTAATGAACTTTTACCTTCTATTATCGAACATAAGGGAACATTTACAGTAAAAGACGAACACCGTGTTACATTTTCAAACATATTTTTTCAAAACCCCGTTCACAAGGAATTGAACGAAGATGTTATCAAAACAACTCCTAAATTTTGTATAGATAAGAAAATTAGCTATTCTTCGTCTGTATTTGTAGATATTACATACGAAGGACCTGACGGGCAAACCAATGTATACAAGAAAAAGTATATAGGGAATATACCAGTCATGGTTAAATCTCAATTATGCAATTTGTATCCAATTAGAAATGACAAGGCTAAGCTTGCAAAACTACACGAAGATGTTTTAGACCATGGAGGATATTTTATAGCAAAAGGTTCTACAAAAGTACTTGTACCTCAAGTAAGACCTGCTCATAATCTTGTTCATGTATATAAAGGGAAGATAACATCATCTGATAAACCAAAATTTATTATGTATGCAGAGACCAGAAGTGGAAGTACTAGCTCTCATACAACTAACTTGCAAGTAGGAATAATACATAAAACGAAGATTATCCACGTAGTAGTTCCGTATATTGACATGTCTGCGATTCCGATAGGGGTAATGTTTAGAGCTCTTGGAGCTGAAACCATTGAAGAAATGATAAAATATATTTTTTGTATAAACTGGGTTGTAAATCCACCGTCCGATCAGCATTATAAAATGATTATGATTTTAATAAAATCTATCGAGCAAAGTACTTTATATGATACCAGGGAGAAATCTCTGCTGTATATTGGAAAACGAGGTAAAAAGTATAACACGGTTAATACTATCGATGAAAGCGAATCGATATCGTATGCAAAACATTTAATGAATAACGAATTTTTACCTCATATCAATTCCAATGAAGAAAACTCGATGTTAAAAAAGAGGATATTTCTAGGATATATGACCAGAAAACTGCTTATGACTTATAGCGGTTTTAACACCATAAGTGATAGGGATCATTTTGCTTTTAAACGGATTCATACATCCGGAATGCTTGTAGCAAGCCAATTTTACAATGCATTTAGACAATTAACAAGTAAAATCATTGTATCGATGGAGACGGATATCGATAGAAACAATTCGGTAAATATCAGTTCGTATATCACAACCAATACTTTAATAACAAATAGTTTGTTATCGGCTCTAACATGTAATAAGTGGGGTAGTAGCCGAAGTGGTCAAACGCAAGGTATTTCTCAAGCTATGGAAACGTATAATAGATCGGCTCAAATATGTTTTCTAAGAAAGTTTATTATACCTATGAATCAAGATGGAGGGAAAATAGAAACACCAAGACACGTCCAAGGGTCGCAGTGGGGAGTTTCATGTGTAACAGCTGATACCCAAATCGTTCTTGCTGATGGGACAAATGTAAATGCTAAGGAAATTGTTGAAAATCCTACAAAATACCGTGTTTTATCCGTAGAACCTGACGAATTTACACTTGACCCTACGGGTATTTATAATCCGATTATAGCAGATGATCAGAAAATCATAATGATAAAAGACAGCGAAGGAAAAACAATTAAATGTACTCCAGATCATCCTTTTCTCGCAATACAAGAAGTAAGTAGAGATTCCGACGATGGATATGTTGTACGTCAGTTAGAATCTGTCTTTGTATACGCGGGTGATCTAAAAATCGGAGACATGGTGGTGTGTTACGATGATAAGCGAATTTATGAAGAATTTGAAGATATCAAATCGATATATACAACTAAAATCATAGATATTCAAAATCTTAAAAGTGAAAGAGTTTACGATTTTACAACGGTTTCTAAAAATCATACATTCATCGCAAATGGTTTTGTAACGTCAAATTGTCCGTATTCTACCCCTGAAGGTAAAAAAGTAGGCCTCGTTCAAGGATTTGCTATGAGTGCTTATGTAACTATAGGGTGTAACGCGGAACCTATTATCCAATTGTTAGAAGATATGAATATGGTGGATATCGGTAGCTGCGATCATAACGATTTTAATAAATATTCTAGAATTTTTATCAACGGCAATCCTCACGGTTACACTAGGTATCCCGATGAAATTGTGAATGATCTTAGAACGTTAAGAAGAAGCGGCGGTATCAATCCAGAAGTATCTATATATCATGATAGAATAAATCATGATATCAAAATTTCAACTGACCCCGGGAGGTCATCGCGTGCAGTTGCGACAGTTATCGACGGAAAGCTTAAAATTACAAAAAAAATATTATCTGATCTAAAAGAGGGTAAATACGAAAATAACGCTGTGTCGCCGTGGATAATGCTGCTAAGTAATGGTTACGTGGAATTATTAAGTAAGTGCGAAGAAGAAGAAATGAATATAGCTATTTACCCCAGCGATTTAGACAAAATGCACCCTTCGACCCGTATTCAATATACTCATTGTGAGTTATCAGCTGATATGATCGAAGGAGCAGGGGTTAGTACAAGCCCTCATAATCACAGAAATCAAGCTCCTCGTAATATTTATCAAGAAGCAATGTCTCACCAGGCTGTTGGATGTCATGCTAACTCAAAATTTGGTAGAAAGGGGAAATGGCATGTTTTGGATTATCCCCAAAAACCATTAGTATCTACGCGTATCAGCAAAGAATTAGGATTTGATACAATGGGAATGGGGCAAAACGCAATGGTTGCTATTATACCCTGGTATGGAATGAATCAAGAAGATTCTATTATTATGAGTAAAGCATCTATTGATAGAGGATTTATGAATTCAACCGCATATCTGACATTTGAAGGCACGGTTAATATGGTCAAAACTCCTAATTCGGTTAAATATGAAAGTTTTGAAATACCTATATCAGAAGAATGTAATGATTATAGAGGAGATTCGTCTAAACTTATAAAAAATGATTCAGGTTTTGTTTATACTCCAAAAGGTACAATAGTTAAAAAAGACGATATTTTAATAGGTTTGGTTGTAACAGGAACACCTGAAAACAGTATTTATATTAAAAACAAAACAAATATATCTGTTAGATATGATCAAAAATGGGAAGGGGTTGTTCACTCTGTTCAATGTGGACTTAACGGAGATGGTTATAAATACATACGCCTTGTAGTTGCTCAAAAAAGAAAACCAGTTTTGGGAGATAAATTCTGTCTCACCGCAGACCATGAAGTTCTTACATCAAATGACGGGTGGAAATCAATCGCGAATGTAACTACTAAAGATATCGTTGCCACTGTAAATCCTGATACATACAATCTTGAATATCAAAAACCAGTAGAGACATTTGAATTTGATTGTCGAGACGAAGAGATGTATAACATTTCAACTACCCAAATAGATTTACTAACAACAATGAATCACAAGATGTTTATCAAAAAAAGAAACAAAGAAAAGTTTGAACTAGTCGAAGCTAAAGAATTAATAGGAAAAAGAGTGAAATACATGAAGAATGCAAGAAACGAAACTGTAGATATTCAATCATTTGAAATCGAAAGCGATAAATATGATATGGATAGTTTTCTCGTATTACTTGGAATATTTTTAGCAGAAGGTTGGGTTAATATTTATAATCGTAAAGATAGAAGAAGTATTGACTATTCAGTGTCGATATCTGTAAATAAACAACGAGTCAAGAACGCGCTTCAACCGGTTCTCAAAACCCTTGGTATGAATTATACTGAAACCAAAGATTTTAAGTGGAAAATTTATAATAAGAATCTTGCATTGTATTTGAAAGAATGTTCTTCCGAAAAGGCAGTAGGTAAATTCATTCCAAAATACTTTTTCTCTCTGAATGAGAGACAATCCAGAATTCTTTTAAAATCAATGCTGCTTGGAGATGGATATACTACAAATAGTAACACTTGTATTTACTATACATCTTCTGTAAAATTAAAGAATGATACCCAGAGACTTGCTTTGCATTGCGGATGGTCGGCAAATTCGAAACTTCGCTATGAAAAAGGAGCTATTACTAAAATAGAAGGACGAGATGTAACATCTATTACCGATTCGTTTGCAATTCATATTATAAAATCAAAAAATACCCCAGAAGTAAATCATTCAAATGTAGATAAGGCAAAAGTTCATATTGAAAAAGTTGTTAAATATACCGGTAAAGTTTATTGCTTCGAAGTTCCAAATCATACATTTTACGTTAGACGAAACGGAAAACCTGTTTGGACAGGAAATTCTGCAAGACATGGTCAAAAAGGTACTATCGGTGCTATTTTACCTCCAGAGGAAATGCCTTATTGTAAAAATCTTGGTTATACCCCTGATATTCTTGTAAATCCTTTAGCATTTCCTAGTCGTATGACTATAGGTATGCTTGTAGAAGCAATTCAAGGTGTAACTCTTACAAGTTCGGCTTTGAAAAGAAAAGAATATGATATGCCTATAGAAGAAGCTTTAAATCGTGACATAACCCCCGAATATGCTGATGGATTTGACCCTGATAAAGATTACGACTTTTTTAATAAAGTAACAAGAGACGGAACTCCTTGGAATAAAAAATTTAATTTAAACTATCTGTTCGATTGTTTAAAAAAATTAGATGTTCCTGTTTCGGCTGAAGAAGTAATGATTAACCCGAAGACAGGTACAGAATTACCTTGTTTGATATTTAATAGCGTTGTTTATTATCAAAGACTCAAACATATGATTTTGGATAAAATTCACGCTCGCGCACGGGGTCCTGTACATGCTCTTCATAGACAACCTGCTGAAGGTAGAAAGAAAGGCGGTGGGTTCCGCGTCGGACACATGGAAAGAGATTGTGAAGCTCGCGGCACGCCTATAAGCCTGCGAGAAGGCATTTCTATCCCCATCGAACAAATGAATAAATATGAGACCGTATGGGGATACGACGGCAAAGGAGAAGGACTTTGTAAATCAAAGCAGACAAATTTTGCGGCAAAAGGTGTTCTTCCCCGTTTCGACATTACACTCCAAGACGGTAGAACTGTTAGTGCTACAAAATGCCATCCATTCATGACAGAATCCGGGGAATGGTCCGATCTTAAAGATCTGAAGATAGGCGAAGGATTGAGATGTTCAGGAGATTCGTGTTTTGTCGATCTTGAAAAAGATTTTGAATTGATGAAAAATAACGAAGGAAAAGAATTTTACGAGAGAACAGGATGGAATGAAGATTTCTTCAAATCTCTTATCTGTAGCAAAAAGCCAGACGCAAAACGAAATATTTCTGGATATGAGATTTTCAGATTGAGTATGACACTTGCAAGGGTTATCGGGCTTGCTACTACAGACGGGCATTTTAGTAAAAGTTCTAAACAAAAAGCAGAAGTTTTTTGCGGTCATCTTATTGACATAGAGGGTCTTGTAGACGACGTAGAAAAATTAACAGGAGATACACCTAAATGGTACATGTCCAAAAATACATATGCCATTAGGTTACCTAAGAAATTGTCGGATGTTATCAGAGATATGGGTATCCTTGAGGGTGCAAAGGTAAGTCAGCCTTTTACATTTCCGAATTTCGTCAACGTAGATACTCCTAGACCTATTCTTCGCGAATTTATTGCTGGTGCATTTGGAGGCGATGGACATACACCTTGCCTTTACAGAAAGAACGACAGAACGGGATCTTCTCGCTACGATATGAGATCTGTAAGCATCAGCTGGACAAAGGACGAAGCTAATCTTCAGTCTCTTATCGACGGTATGAACGCGCTCAAGAAGATGCTTGAAAAACTCGGCGTAAAAGGATGTACTATTCAGAATCCGAAACCGACGACAAATTCAAAACAAAATCTCAAAGACGGCGGTACTCGACGTAACAAACAAGTGTTGATGAATATCCCATTGAAAGAGCTTACATCGTTCTCAAAGAATATCGGCTTTAGGTACTGTGTACATAAATCTATAAGGTTGGATCTTGCTACCAGCTACCGACGTTTTAGAGAGAATGTACTTCGCCAACGCCTCGAGATCTGCGAGATGGTCGACAAGGATATCGATTATTCTCAGAAGCACAACGAAGGAAAGACTAAAATAGAAGGCGTTACAAAGAGTATTGCTAAATCTGTAGAGGAACTGAAAAAGAGAGAGCCTATCCTTCACGAATATTCTGTCCCTGATCGCAAAGTTGTACATCGACTTATCATCGAGAAACGCGAGAACGAGATCAAGTCGCCAGTATTCCCAAAGTTTTACGATTACCTAAAGAGTGTCGGTGGTCTGTATGCATTTGAAAACGATCTGATTGAAGAGGATAACCCAAAGTCATCCCAGGGTTGTCAATCATATTCGCTGGATAGAGAGGACGCGCTTCTTCCTTATTACTGTCTCAAGATCATTGACGTTCGTGAAAATGGAACGGCTGAGATGTATGATATTACCGTAGAAAGAACGGAATCATTTGTAGGAAATGGCATTGTCTCTCATAACTGTATGCTAGGTCAAGGTTTACCAAATATGACAACGGATAGATTATTTCACCAGTCAGATGAATATAGACTTCCTGTATGTAAAATATGCGGTTTACAAGCAATTGAAAGCGAAGGAAAAATGCGATGTAAAGTATGTAGCAGTACAGACTGTGTTGCTGCTCCTATCCCATTTGGTACAAAATTATTAAATCAAGAGTTTAGTGCTATGAATATTGTTCCGAGAATGATCATGAAATAACTTAATATATATCTTTTCACAATATATTGTGAAAAGATGCATATATAAATATATATATATATAAATATTTAATATAAATTAAATATATATATAAATATATATTTTTTAAAATGGAGGGTGAAAACGCTATACGATATGTTTTGGATTCTTTAAAGTACATGGTTTATGAAAAAAATAAACCAGCAAAAGACCCTGAACATCTGAAAAGTGTATTATACGCTACAACAATGTATATTGATTGCGATTTTAATACAGAAGAAGAGTATTATACATGTTTAGCTGTAATCCACGGTTGGAAATCTATAAACTTTCTCAAGAAGTTGCGTTCGAAAGGTTATATCTCATCTTATTCTGATGACATTGTAAAAAATGCAATATCAAAGCTTAAAAGTAAATATAACAACGTTGATATTGAATCTTCTTATACTTATATATTTAAATTCTTGGATAACCACGGATTATATTCTATACATCATTTTGTAGATATAATCAAATATACAATATTTTCGTCTGTTATAAAAGAAGATTTAATTACAAAATGCATGGCTTGTTTGTATTTATCTGGGAAATCCTATTATAAAGAGGGTATAATACATGATGATAAAAGTATAAAAGAGACTGCTGCGAAGACGTTAAATATAAAAAATCACGTGTATAACAATACTTTAAGTAAAGATATGTTTGATAAATTGGTTAACCGGTTGATAAATTACGATGCTTTCAATGTATGGGTTTATATTTATCAAGACCTAGATGATCCTTCTTTTAAGATAGATAAATTTGAAAGCATTGATACCGATATAAAAAACTTTTCAAAGTATGATCCTAAAAAATGCAGGGTTATGAATAAAATACGTAAACTAAAAATATTGGGTAGCGGGTCATTTGGAAGTGTATACGAAGTAGAAGTACCTAATATAGGTCCTAGAAAATATGCGTTGAAAATGCAATCGGATGATTTTGATGATCAAATAACGAAAGAAAATAAAGAAAATAAAGAAATGTATGTTTTAGAAAATAATAACTTGTTAGAGTTTTTAATTGGAAGAGTATTGGCTTCGTCTTATGAAAATGGAGAATGTATAAATTTTTTCAGTGTATATTCATATGCGTCGTGTGAACAAAAACCATTGGCGACGCGTAAAAATCCCAAGAATATTTATATCTTAATGGACAAAATAAGCGGGTCTTTCTCAGACGGAGCTAGTTGTATAGAGAGCACTGAATATATTACAAAAATTGAAGATGATGAGTTATATACGAATATATCAGACAATACATTTATACAATTATTATTTTCCATAGCTTTTTACCAAGATAAATGGAAAATATCTCATAATGATTTACACCAAGATAACATATTCTTGGAATATATAAACAAAGATACCGAATATAAAGGTCAAAAATTAATAGATGTTGATTATTTTCACTACAGGGTAAAAGGAAAAGATATTTATATGAATGCATCACCTGTCATTGTTAAAATAGGTGATCTTGGTTATAGTATCAAATATAGCGAACCTAGGTTGGTATCGTTAAGTTACTATGAACAGCGTTACCAACAGGATATTATAGCTAAAGGATGGGGTAAAGGTGATCTTGATTTTGAAGCAATACCGTTAACTTATATTCCTCAATATGATTCGTTTTTTGCTTCCACTTGTTTTTGCAATTTGATTCAAACAGACTTTATAGAATCCGCGTTTAGCTATTTAACAAATAGAACATATGCAGAATTCATCTTCGATCCTGTATTTCGTCCTTATGAAAATTATAAACCAATACTGGATTTAGAATCGTTACCTACGGCTTTAGACTTTTTTACAAATGAAAAGTTATTAAATAAATATAACTTTTTAACCAAACCAGAACATGGTAAAATTATAACATTAGGCGAAATTAAATAGATAAAGTGTTTTATTCAGAAGTTTAAAATTATATGAGAGTTGAGCGATAAGATTTTTTTTTCACGCGTGAAAAAAAAATGAAATTTTTTAAAAAAAAATCATTAATATTAACATATTTTTTAAAAATAATATATTACTATTCCAAGATGACTCGTCAAAGCAAAACCGATTTCCTTGAACTCCTTGGAAAATATGGTATCACAGAAGATGATATAGAGGGGTCTGGTAAGGGTGGAAAAGTTCTTATTGGTGATATTAAAAAATCGCTAGAAAATGCTCAAAAGAATGATTCTGGGTTTGCTAAAGACAAAACCTCAAAAGTCCCTCCGAAAAAGTCTTCTAAGAAAGACGAATATCTTGAACTCCTTGGAAAATATGGCATCACAGAAGATGATATAGAGGGGTCTGGTAAGGGTGGAAAAGTTCTTATTGGTGATATTAAAAAATCGCTAGAAAATGCTCAAAAGAATGATTCTGGGTTTGCTAA